TGCATCAGTCATATCTCCATGAAGAAGATAGATGTTTGGTAAGTCTCCTTTTACAGTACTTCTTATTGCATCAATTTTATTCAATACAGCTTCTCTATCCATAATAGATGTTCCTGAACCTGCTTGTACTTTTAGTAGAAGGGCTGGTCTTTTTCCTTTAGGCTTATTTTTAAATGTTTCTAAGAACGATTTAATAGTATAGCCTATATTCTTTCTATCCTCTCCTATTTCTCCTGGCAGCCAATGTCCCACTACTAAGTAACAAAACATCTCATCTATCTCATCCAATTGTAGCTTTGTTGGCCAAGCTAGTGGTCCGTATTTATTTACATCTACTCCTTCAAATAATACTTCTACTTTTGTCTGAAGCTCTACTGTACCTGTTATTTGTCCGGTTTGATTATCCTGCATATTGAATTTAGAATCTTCAAATACTTTCTTAGCATGCTCAGAAGATACTAAAACTAAATCCATATTGTTACATCCTTGAATCCAAGAAGGATCACAAAGTGTAGTTTCAATTCCTGCTGTTACTCCGATACTGTATTTACCTACCTTTTGAAATTCATTAGGTACTGTAATTTGAATCCAGATGTCTGGCTGTTGTGTTAGTTGAGGTATAATTCTAGAGGCTAAAGACTCGTTACTATGATCTTTTAAGTATCCAAATCTAGTTCCTCCCCATCTCTGTGATAATATTTTTACATCATACTTATCTGTATCAATGATTGACTGTACAAAGTCTCTTGCTCTTGCTCCATATCCTGAGTAAGTATCAATTGGACAACTTACTACTAATGTAGGTTTACTCATAACTAGTATATTAATTTATGTGTTATACGTTTTTTAGGTCTGTCTGTAATTTTATGTAATTCGAATCTTTCTCTTGGAGTAAACTTCTCAAATGATTCATCCATTGCATCAATTACATTCTCACACATCTGTCTTGCTGACATTCCTGACTCGTCAGATGTTACCCACTCTCTTGCTTTCAATCCTTTAGCATCTCTTTCTTCTCTTGGCATGTTATATGCTTGTAAAATTTTAAGAGCTACATCTTCTGGTCTACATCTATCGTCAAAAATATAAGGAGTTGGAACTGAGCCTACCATTGAAATGTTTGAAGGGAATACAGGGATTGCCCACTCTCCACACTCCTTATATGTTCCTCTATGATTGGAAGGGAAATCAGAGCTAAAGTCAATCCACTTACCGTCCTTGTCTGTAAACCTCATTTGATCTTGCATACCTCCAGTTACATTGGCAATGATCATTCTACCTGCCATCATAGTCTCTGTTAGAGATAATCCCCATCCTTCATTTGAAGTAATAAGTAATCCTATATCAGCTGCATTGTAAAGTAGATTCATTTGAGGAGTATCTAATTTCTCCTGAGAGAAGAATACATTTGTATTTTCATCACATAAAGCCTCTCTTACTGCATAAAGATCTGTTCCATTTTCATCCACAGCTTGTGTATGCATTACAAGGGCACATTTCTTAGCTCTCTCTTCTCCGATTAAATCACAGAATAGTTTGTATGAAAGGATTACATCTCCTGGAGATTTTCTTCTGATGTTTCTAGAATTAAATAATACTACAAAGTCAAATTCTTTTCCTTGAAACATATTCTTTTTAAACTCTTGTAGTAGTCCAAAGTTCTCATGACCTTCTCTAATAGGGAAGAAATACTTATCATTTATTCCATGAGGGACATATTTGATAATTTTATCCTTAGCAGACTCTCCTAAAACTATTTCGTTAATATTTTTAGTTTGTTTTGAGATTGCCATTAATAAGTCACATGACTCGTAATAAGATTTATTGTATAAAGGTGCTGGAAGATCATCCCAGATGTTTAAATAATGGATTGGAATTTCGTTTCTAATCTCTCTTTCGATTTCAAACAACCAAGTCCAATATCTTGGATCAGTAAAAATAAAAATAGCGTCTGGTTTTTCTTGAGCAATTAAACCTCTGATTTGCATTGCATCTCCGTAGCCGTTGTTAGGAAGTACTCTTACCCATGCATCTTCTATGCCAGCTAAGTTATTTACCTCTGCTGAGATATCAAACCCTTTTCCTGCTTCAGGGTGATTGATTGCTGCTCCTAGATTTAGCCAATTGAAGTGATGAGATGTCCCGATAACAATCTCTCTGGCCATAGTAGCGATACCGGAATGCATCCTAATATCATCGCATAACAAAAGAATCTTTTTACGATCCTCTTTCTTAACATAACGAAATTTTTCTTTCATGTAACTATTTTAATTTAATATTTGTCTGTGTGTGAAGCTTTTGTTTAAACCCCTCTTCTGTAAGGTATAAAAAAATTGCTCTGTCTACAAGCTTCTGTAGAGAAAATTTATGCCTTACGCATTGCTCTTTAAATTCCTGTAGAAGATCTTCTTCTACTTTAACCGATGTTAGTTTTTTAGTGTTCATTGTTTATATAATTATATGTATATATAAATATACCCTTATCCTAAAACACCTGCATGGCAGTGCTCTGTTCCTTTAAATTCACAGAACATACAGTTTGATCTTGAAGGAGTCTTATCATACTCTTTATCAATATACTGTCCATGGCTATCAAAGGCATCGTTAATGAATTTAGAGAGTGCAGTTGTTGCTTGACCTCTCTTAATCTTTCCTGAAGGAGGAATAAATTCTTGAACTCTTCTTCCCATTACTGCAAACTCTGGATTGGCAGGTACTTTTCTTTTAACAATAAAGTACTTTACATCTACCTTATCAACATCTATATCGAATTGTCTTGCTAGGAATTCTTTATAGAGTAGTAGTTGTGCTAGCTTTTTATCATCCTTTTTTGCATAATCATTCCATCCTGATGTAGATGTTTTGATATCTAAAATGATATACTTATCATCCTGCTCATCATAAAGTACAATATCAATATACCCTTTGAAGAAAACATTCTCAGCTATCTTATGTACTAGTGGAATTTCTACTCCAACAAGCCTATAGTACTTGGTACCGAAGTAAACAGAGCGTTTCTTACGAACGTATTGTAATATTTCAACTCCATCATTATGGAACTCAGAAAGCTCTTGAGAGGTAGAGAAATGTTTTCCATACTTTTCTTTCTCTTCAGCATAGATACTAAAGATTTTTTCCTGTAACATCTGCTTGAAGTCCATTTCATTTGACTTCTTTACTGTTCCTTCATAGAGTTCTGTTAACCATTCCTGCATTACTTCGTGTACTGCTGTACCAAAGACTGTGTGAATGGAAGGCTTATACTCTTGCAATCCTTTAACATATTTTAATGCCCATTGATGTGGACAGGTATTATATGCTAAGGTCTGACTATAAGATATGGATTTGCTGATATTATAATCAATAACTGGATTACAGAAGTCTCTTATCAGGCTTACCTGCTTAAGAACTTTTTTTGCCATCTTTTAAGTTTTTGATTTCTCTTTCTAAATACCATAAAGCTTTTTCAAGCTCTTGGACTGTAGCATCTTTCTTTCCAGCTCTGGCAATATACTTAACAGTATTACCTAAACAGAATCCTAAGTTCCAGGCTTCGATGACTTTTATGGCTTCGTATGGATTATCCTTTCCTCCGTAATGTTTAGGATGGTTGACTAATTCTTTTTTGAATTCTTCTTTATCAATAGTAAAGGTTGCTTCTCTATCGTTCATAATAACATTTTTATATAACTATAATATATGAAAAAAGGCCTGTAAAAACAAGCCTTAATTTATTTATTTTACAAAAAATACTGTTGTGGATAAACTCACAAAAGCTAGTACCTTATACCAGAATGTTTTATTCCTCTGACTTTTTAATTCTTTCTTCAAGTCATCAGTCATTCCTTTATACTCTCCAATTTGAACATCTTTCTGACCAATAATAAATTGATTGTTTTTATCTTTAACAGTTAAGAAGTTGATAATAGTATCTTTCTGTACTTCTCTTTCTTGTAATTTAATTACTTTGTCCTGAGTAAGCTTTAACTCTAACTTACATCCATCATAGCGAACTAAATCTTTTGCTGCTAGTCTTACTACCTTAGTTGGTAGAGTTACTTTCGTTGTATCTGTTTGTGAAAAAGAATTCAAGCTCAGCATTAGAAAACTTATCAACAGTATTAATTTTTTCATCTGTTTGTTTTTTTACAATTGTTATGGTATTATCTATGTGATGTATTTCTTTTGTAATAGAAATTACATTTTCTTTTACTGAATCGATTTTAACATCGATTTGTTTATTAATTACTTGTGCTGAATCTATTTTAGTTTGAACTGAGTCAATTCTCATTTCATAACCTTTTACATCAGTTCTAATACTGTTTGTAGTAAAAATGTTATAACCTAATAGTGCAATAACAATTAATATAAGAATGTTTTGTTTATTTAGCAACATCTCTATCTCCTTTGTGTTTATCTAAC